CTGGCCTGTGCACTACCCACTCAGGGAACTTGAACTCTGGCAGTTCAACGAACTCATCCTCCTTGTGCATGGCACGTCTGATGTCATCTGCTGACATGCCCACATGCATTGCGCCTGAGACATCACAACTGTTGGAGTAGCAGTTCCACAGCAGCTTGCCCATCTGATTGATGGCAGTGAATGTGCCTGACCGATTGCAGACAGGGCACCTGCCACGCCACACTTCACCCATGCCCATGTCCAAGTCAGTGACGAATTGTTTTGGATTCATTTGGTAGCCATTATGTACAGACCTACGTTGCTGAATGCATACCCTGTGTATACAACCATCATGGGTATGTTCCCTTTGAAGCCTTGCTCACCAGCTATGTATGCATAGATCAAGCCGGTCAGAATTATTAGCCACGAAGACATGTCGGTTCCTTATATCACTTGTAATATTACCCGGGCCGGCGTGCAAAGCGGAGCGTAGCAGCAGCTTGAGCACTTGTCAAGGTATTTTTTAAGTACGGCTTGACCGACTGTGGATTGGCATGCCCAGTGATGGACATGATCTGAGGCAATGGCACACCAGCATCTACCATCTCGACAGTGCCAGTCCTACGCATGTCCATGATCTGCAATTCTTCAGGCAAGCCTGCTGCCCTCATGACATTACGTGCAGACATCGACAGGGTGTGCTTGTTGTATGGAGAGGACAGCACACGGTTGCTGTAGCAGACAGGTGCCACATAAGGCTGGAAGCCTACGTCTTCATGCTGCTGCACCAGCATCTCATGCAACTCATCAGTGGTGGGCAGTTCCACCTTGGCCCTACGCTTGGATTGTTCTAGGTACAACACACGCTTGTCGAAGTCGTACTTATCCCATGTCAGATTAGCCATGTCACCCAGCCTCTGACACCACTCGTATGCCATCTGTACTATCAGGCCCACAGACCTCCATCTAAACTGGCTGTATGCCGTTGTCAGGAACAGGTTGATATCCCCCCTTGACCACACCACTTTGCGGGGCTTGTGTGGCCTTCTAGATACCTTGCTGAAGGGGTTCACCTCCACATGTCCCAGTTGTATGGCGTAGTTCCACACCTTACTGCTGACTGCCAGGGTATGGTTGGCAAATGAGACACCCCTCTCTGCCCAGATGTTGTAAGCAGCCTGTGCATGAGGGGCTGTGATCGTACCGATGTTAGCACTTGCAAACTTAACACGGGATAACTGCGTGGCTAGCAGTGTGTTAAGGCAATACCTGTAGTCCTTCTGTGTGACAGGGGCCAGTGATCGGTAGGCCAGGGACGTGTAGTAATCATCCACAACTGCTGACAGCTTGATACCTGCACGGCCCATGGCCTGCCTCCTTACTCGTTAGGTGTTTGCTTGGACATCCACAGTGACACGCACGTCATCTCCAAGTCCATGCTTGGTGGGTTGGTACGCAGAGCATGTTGCTTGCCAATGTTGTACGCTTCTATTGCTTCAATCTGTGAGGGTTCAGTTGGCTGGCTTGCCTTCAGCCACAGGAGATTGGTAACTGTCATGCCCACAATGACACCTGCAATTACTTTGTGCGATACCCATTCTCTGCCCATGCTACTTCCTCCATCAAGAGTTTGATGCGCTGTTTCTTCTCGTCTACTTCGCAGTATCTGTATACAGCATTGGCGAAGTTGAGTAGGAATACATCCATGATCATCAAGGTTTCACCCTCTTCGTTGCTCTCAAACCTGACGGTCTTTTCCTCTTCGGGCAGGCTGTCGAGGATGGCATCAACTTCTTCTTTGGTTAACTTCGGCATGTGAACTCCTGTTAAAGATGGGGCAGCCGAAGCCGCCCCGTGTACAGATTAAGCAGCCAGTGCAAACTCAGGCATGAACATCCGCTGGTATGCCTCGGACTGCATGACAGCATGGATGTCAGTCTCGATACGGATACGCTTGCGCTCCAAGTCTGTACCCTGACGGCCCTCGATGTGAGTGCTGATGTGGGTCAGTGTATTGTAGACACGGTAAGCATTGTCACCAATCGATGCGTAGTTATCGTAGATACCGACAATCTTATCGAGCCACTTCTTGTTGACCTTCGAACCCGTACGGGTGTGGTAGGTAGCAACGTGGTGCTCAAAGAAGCGGATGACTTGATCACGAAAGACTTTGACCTGACGCATCTGAGCCATCATCTCTGCCTGCTGTTCCAGTTGGACAGGGAAGTTAGCTGCCACCTTACCCACTGTCTCCGGGTCAGAGTAGGTGGTGTGCTTCTGGCTGATACCGACACGCTCACGGGGTGCAATCATCCCGTTCAAGCAGGCAAGGCGGTAGATCATGGCCTCAACCTGACGCTTGACCGACTGATCGTGTGAGTCACGCACATTCATCTGCATCTTAGCAGCCTCACCCAACTTCTTTTCGAAGTCGTACTTGTTGAGGATGATCTTGGCTGAGAAGGCAGCACCCTCAGCAATGGTGGAGAACTCCACCTGTGCATTGCTGGTGTCGATGTTAGCCAGTGCCAATCCCTCACGCAGGTTGTCCCACATGGTGCTGAAGTTGGCAGTGCGGTGCACCGAACGTGAGTCACCAATGACTGCATCAGTGACAGGGTTGACCACCCAGAAGCGGTCAGAGAGGATGACACCGTTGCGGATCTGCGGCTCACGGGCTGGCTCAAAGTCGAGCACGGAAGGCAGGGCGGGAAGGATGTCGTTGAGTTGTGCTTCTGTCATCATGGTATTACTCCTTGGGTAGAAAAGTTTTTACTAACGGTTGCTTGGCAAATTCTGGGTACGATTCCATGTACCCTTCTAGTTTGTACCTATCAGATAGGTGCTGTACAAAATCCATCGGCTCCTTATGTTGGGTTTCGAATGACAGCATCAGTGCATCAGACACAGTGCAGTCGGCGTAGTACCACTTGTACATGGTTCGTGTGGGGCAGGTGTCCTTGACCACCCATCCCAGTTTAGGGAACGGATCAATGCCAGTGAATGCATCCTTGATGGGGGCATACTGTTCGGGTGTACCCTTGAACCTGACATTGCAATGAATCCACTTGTGTGACTTGATGTCTACCAAACCACCCAGCCAGTTGACTTCCCTGGTGTACGGGTGGTTGGGCACAACAACTTTCGTTTGCTTGAATGGCTTAAACATTCCATCCTTTACCGATGTCTCTTGCAGGTACAAACCTTCTCCAGTACAGGCTGAAGCGGCCCATGTGCAAGGCGTTGAACACAGTGCCTGGGATTGCTGCATCCAGACACACCCCACGGTTCTTGCGAACACGTTTCCTGATGATGATGGGCCAGCCAAAGAACTTGATTCGCTTCTCAAAGTACGCCACGTTATCCTCCATTGATGATGTCAAGCCAGAGCATGGTCACAACTGTGAACGACAGGATGACCGACATGACAATGATAACAATTGTATCCACAAAACACAAGCCCTTTGGTTTGCCTTTAGGCATGGACTGCTACCGACTTGTCAGCCCTGAGCCTGACGAACTTAGCACCAGTTACCTTGGCCTCGTTGTCCCGGTACACAAATGACTCGTACTTGTAGGGATTGTAGGTAACATCCTGACCAGGGGTAGTCGGTTCCCAGTTGACTACGTGATGGTCAAGCATACCTACAACACCGGCATGGACATTCTTGCTACGCTCTCGCAGGACACGCTGCCTGCCAGCCTCAGACACCTTGAACGTACAGTTCCACAGGGTCAGGTCTTGGGCATGGTAGATGACACGCCCTTTGAGTGCACCCTCAAGGGCTGTGACAGACCAGCAGTTGCGGTGCAGGTTTCGGTAGGCAAAAACTTTAATCATGGTATGTCTCCTTACCAACTGGATTGATAGTAGAATTCCCAGCCCTCGGGTGAGGCCAGTGCCTTCTCAAGGATGGCCTTGGTGTGCTCAAGTTTCTGGAAGTACAACTCGTCATACTCAAGGTGACCGAAGAAGAAGCCTGATTGTGTAGGCAGGTGCTCTTGAGCCAGATACGCCCTCTCGGCAGGTGTCTCACCCTCCAGCACTGTGTTCACAACGGCTAGCAGTTTCTGCATCTGCTCGGGGGATTCCCGGTGCTCACGGCATTCATCCTCACCATTCTGTACGTTGTCGACAAACCATTGGTGGATGGCATTTGCCTTGCGCCAGTAGCCTGCCTCACACACAACCTCTTGCACCTCCCAGTCTTCGGGCAGGTTACCCAGTGCTTGGGCAATGGCCTGCTTGGCTGGCTCATCCTGCCCGTTGTTACAGATACCAGACCACAGCCACCTCTTTGCTTTGAAATACATGTCCAATCCCATGTCACTTCTCCTCTGTGCTAGCGTTGCCAATGATGGTGTGCATGTCTGCATCTAAACGAAGCAGGAATGCCCGGAACTGCTCAAGTGCTGCGTTGGGGTTGGCATCCAGTGCGGAATCAATCACCCACATATTCTGGATGTCCACCAATATTTTCTTAGCCAAGTTCTCACAGTAAGCCACATCCTCCTGGGCTGTCTTGAGTCTGGTCTCAATGTCAGGTGCTAGTTGCATCATGCATCTCCTTACGTTTCAGGTAGCGTTTGTACTGCTCGGGGGTATGCTTGGACAGGATAAAAATGCCAGGGGGTTTGCCGTGCATCTCCTCAATCCATCTATCAAAACCGGCGTACTCCAGTGCCTCTTGCCTGCTGCTGAACTTGTGGTTACAGCCTTCGATAGTCCATATGTAACGTGCCATCAGGATTCTCCTTGTATGTTACGGATGTACTCTGCACCATCGAGTGCATCTGCAAAGAAAGACAGACACACTCGCTTGCCATCAGGTGGTGCATGATTTGCAGCCACAACCAAGAGTGCAACACAGCACTCGTAGGGTGTGTACTTTGAATCTTCAAGCATCTCGGTGAGCAGTGTGGCAAGATGCTTGATGTTCTCTTCTCGTTCTTGTTGTGAGGACATACTAACTCCCTAGTAGTAGGTGCAGGGTAGTGACTCCATCAGGGCTGGTCTCACCCTTGTATACACCTTCGAAGAATATGTGATGCTCATCCTTCGTGTTCTTGATTGAACGCTCGGCATGCTTGTACAGTGTGCCCCACGTTGGGTTGGTGAGTACGTCCGAGACATAGGCATAACTGTCATCCCCACCGAAGTACTCGGAGGCAGGGGCATAGACTCGGCACTTGCCTTCGTATGCCACGGCACTCTTCTTGAAGTCGTAGTAGCCGTAGTCCTTGTTGTGTCGAACCTTCGACACTAGATGGGGACACTTGGCAAGGGTTGCTTCACTTACACCTGCACTGTAGACCATCTTCATGCTACCTCCGTTTTCAGGTTGGCAAAGTAAAAGTCTTGGATGTCTTTGAGTCGGACAGTAAAGGGCCATTCGTCATTCTCAGGGAACAGGTCTTTGCCCAGTGCCTGACCCATACGTAGCACTGTGAGCAGGCTGACAGGGATAGAGGCAGTCATGTCATCAGACTTGTACACAGGCACCAATGCATAGCCATCCACCCAGTTGAACTTGGGCATGTCACCTGTCCACACCAGCAGGCCATCGTCTTGAGTCGAGGGGTCAAGAAAGTTGGTCACCGTGTGGTCAGCCAGGGCCACATCACCACGCACATTAATGTATACGTAGTGCCCGAAGTACCGCTTGGCCTCCTTGTTGTTAATCAAATGCCATTTCAATTTGCTCATGCTGCACCTCCAAGAATCATCACGAATAAGAGCACCACGTACAGCACAAACGTGGATACGATTGCCAGTGCAATGGTGGCAAGGTTGTGTAGCACAGGCATGCTACTGTCCCAGAACAACTCTTTAATCCAGTTCATTCGTCATCCTCCTCGTCATCGAAGTCCTCGTCATCACGGGTATTGATTCTGTACCCACCAAACTTCATGGCACCATCGAACCATGTGCACAGGGTGTTCTCTGTGAACTCGACTAGCCTGCAGCCCTGTGGGTAGGATTCGACTAGCCCTACAGGCACCAGCCCAATCAGGCCAGCATCCACAGGGTACTCGTTGCCGAACTGGTCAGCGTAGCACCCATCCCCATAGGCAGTGCCAAAGCCCAGTACATGGTACTTCCCGCCGTCACTGCC